AGCCGGTCGGACACCTCGAGGTCCTCGCCGCGCGCGACGGTCGCCCACAGGCCGGGGGCGACTTCGATCTCGGCGGCGTCGAACAGGCCGGTGTAGGTGACGGTCTTCATTGCGCTCCTAGAGGTGGGCGCCCGAGAGGCGCAGTTCGCATTCCAAGATGCCGGCGCGGCCCTGGTCGGTGATCGCTGGTTCCCATCGAACCGGGGCCCACAGTGTCGACACGCAGAGGCGCCCGAGGGTGAGGGTCTCGGTCGATGACCGAAGCCACGTGTCGACCACGTCGGCCAGTTCGTAGGCCCGCTGGCGGACGCTGGTGGCGTCCTGGCCCGGTTGGTGGACCGTGATGTACACGGTGACGGTGGCGTCCTCGGACTTGCGCAGCGCTCCGAGGGTCTTCCATTCCTGGTCGGAGGTCGCGGATCCGATGATGATCGCCTCGCGCTGCACGGCGTTGCCGGGCCACCCCTCGGTGATCTGGGTGTCGTCGAGGTCGAGCAGCGTTGGGAGCTCGGCGAGGAGGTAGTCGATCGCCGCGGGAACGATCGAGGACGCGGACATCAGGCGATGGCCGGGGTGCGCACCCGTTGCGCCCAGGCGTTGATGGTCTGGTCGACCTCGGGGATGCCGACGATCGAGCCGCGGACGCCGGGGGTTGCGAGCGAGACGTTGCCGAAGTCGTTGGTGATGGCCGTCGCGCGGTCGGGGATGCCTGACGCGCCGTCCTTGCTGATGAGATGCACCCGCGCTGCGATCATCGCGGCGTCGGCCAGGTCGACAGGGCAGGTGAGTCGCGCGCCTGCGACGTAGCCGACCTCGACCTGCGGTGCGATGCCGACGAACGGGTTCGCCGCGCCCACCTTGGCGGCGACGACACCGTCGAGCACCTCGACATCGGCGACGGCGACGGCCGTCCCGTCGACACGCAGCCAACGCACCGATCGCAGGTACGGCTCGGACACCTCCACCGCCGCGCCCCGCGTGGGGTGGCAGACGATGCGGCATCGGCTCGGGTCGTCTGTGTGGGCGGCGGCGACGAACGAGGTAGCACACGCGATTTCGATCTTCTCGACGATCCACGCCCGCGCCCGCGCCAACTGGGCGGTGGTGTAGCTGCGTTGTGGGAGATCGGCGAGGGCCCTGAGTTGCCCGAGCTCGAAGTAGTGGGCACCGCGGACGTCGACGGTGTCGTGGTGGGTGATGGTCTGCCCCGCGTAGGTGGCGGACCATGTGGCGGTCAGTGTCGTGACCGACGCGAGCGCGGCGGCGGGGAGCAGCGCGCTGTAGGTGTTGTCGACGTCGGGGCCCGACGGTGTGGCCGAGGAGACCACGGTCGCGCCGCTGTCGTCGGCGACGGCGACCGTCGGCGAGGTGACGGTGACGGCATCCTCGTCGACCCAGTAGCGGGACGTGATCGTCGTCGCGGCCCCTACGCGAGCGTGAATCACTCCGGGACGCCCTTCTGGCGTCGAGGTTTCGCGGGCGCCACCATCGCGGATTCCGCGGCGACGACGTCCGCCCGTTCGACCCCCTCGACCGCGACGGCGAGGCCGGCTGCGACGAGGTCGGAGGCTTCGTCGTCGTCGAGTTCGATGGTGCCGCCTGGCGGTGGCCAGTCCTGGCCGTTGCGTGTGCCGGTGAGCCCGGCGGTCATACGGACGATCACATGGGCCTCCTTTGAGGTGAGTGGGGCACCCCCGAGGTGCGCGACAGCGACGACACGCACCTCGGGGTCCCCGATGCGGTGTCGGTCAGCTCGCCCCGCCGACGAACACCTTCACCGCGCCTGTCTGATCCGCGAGGATGCCGTCCCCACGCACGATGCAGCGGAAGGTGACGAGGTCGTTCTGGAAGGCGAACTCGTCGGACCGCTCGAAGCGGATACCACCGGCGAGACGCACGAAGTACGACGCGATGTCGCCGAAGATGACCGACTTCGCGCCGAGGCCGACGGCCGCGACGTTGGGGTCGGTGTACACCGGCTTGCCCAACAGCAGATCGGGCGCACCGGCGACGAGCGACGGCTGCCACAGGTAGTTGTTGGTGGTGTCCTTCAGCTTGCGGACGTTCGCCAAGGTGGCGTCACGCATCAACCACGCGCAGCTCGGCGAGGAACGGTACGGGCCGATCACGCTGTAGTGCAGGTCGATGAGGTTGTCCGCGGTGAACGCTCCGGTGACGCCGGTTCCGCCGGTGACGCCGGTCGTGGCGGTCTGGACGATGCCCGACGGCTTCGACGACCCGTTACCCGTCACCAGGTCGACGCCCAGGGCGTTGCCCACGGCGCGGCCCGACTGGCGGGCGAGGAACCCGAGGAGGTCGACGCCGGTATCGGCGACGAGCTCGGAACTGACCTGTGTGGAGAACGCGTACTTGTACGCGCCCAGGGTCCGCTTCGCGAACGCCGGATCGCTCTCGGTGAGCGTCGCCGCCTCTGCGATGAGGGACGCGGAGGAGAACGCTGTGGTGACCGGCACCTCGATGCTCTCCCCTGACGCCGTGCGCAGGATCGTGGGGCCGGCCTGGAGGACGCCGGACACCTCGATCATGTGCTCGATGAGACGGTCGTAGAACGACGTGGGGACGGTGTTGCCCCCAGCGGTCGCGGTGCCCTTGGTGAGGTCGCGGCGGGTGGGGGGGACCATCACTGATCGCACCTCGCCGCGGCCGAGCTTGCGCAGTTCGGCGTCGATGTCGGCATCGGTCGTCTCGGCGGTGTCGGTGTCGGTGTCGGTGTCGGACCGAAGCGTCTGGTCGCCGTACTTCGCGAGCGCGGCTTCGATGTCGGCGTTGCGCTGCTCGGCTTCGAGCAGTTCGCCGAGGCGATCGTTCGCTGCTCGGGACTCGGCGTCGAGCCGGCTGATGTTCTCGTCGTCCTCGGCGGTCAGCTCGCGCTTTTCCGCTTCGGCGGTCTCGATGATGGAACGGATGTCCATCTCGCACTTGGTGCGCGCGTCGTGGACGCGCTTGATGAGGGGATTCATGTTGCCTGGCTCCTGTGGAGTCGAAGGGGTGGGGTGGGGTGTCGGCCTGTGGCTCAGGTGGTCCGACGTGGCGCCCAGCGCCGCACCGCCAGCGGAGTGGCGTGCTGCGCCGTCTCCGAGGGAGGTGGTGCGCTCCCGAGGAGGGAGCGCAGTTCGTTGGCCGCGGCGGCGGCGACGACATGGTCAAGTCCGCAGCCGAGGCGGTCGGCGAGTGACCGCAGCGCCGTGGCTGCGTCGGCCTGTTCGGTGTCGAGGTACGCGGGGTGTGTCACGGGCCCGACGTCGTAGAGCGTCGGCACTGAGCGCAGACGGCGGAGAGGGAACCCTTGGTCGGTGGTGGACCATTCGTCGACGGCTCCGGCGAAGCTGAACGAGGAGCCTGGCATCTTGCCTGTGGCGACCTTCGCCATGGCTCGCACGGCGTCGGGGTCTGTGGCGTCGAGGGTGATCGTGTACCGCAGGCCGATCTCGTCCTGTTCGAGGGCGAGCGTGTCGCTTCCGGTGGTGCCCAGCAGCCAGTTGGAGTCGTGGTTCACGAGCGCCGCGATGGAGACGGATCGGTTCAACGCGTCGGTGAAGGCGAGGGGCTCGATGACCTCGACGAATCCGCCGAGGTTCTGGCTGTAGCGGTTCCACAGGGCGGCGTAGCCGGTGAGGACGGCGGGGCTGTCGGGGGTGGCGGCGCGCACCTCGGGTGGGGGTGCTGACTGGGGTCGATAGGAGCGACGCTCACGCATGGGAGCCTCCTTCGGAGGTACGGATCGGCGGTCGGTCTTCGAGTGCCCGGACCTCGTTGATGTCGAGGAACCCGGCGGTGATGGCGGTCTGATACGACGCGTACCGCGTGGCTAGGTCTGATCGGAGAAGGGCGCCTGTGTTGAAGCGGACGAACTGCGGCCGGGCAGTGTTGGCAGTCAGGATTTCCTGCACCACGACAAGATCCGCGTTGAGCGAGTTGACCAGGATCTGCTGCACTCGCTGCTCACGGTTTGCGTAGGTGACCGAGGACCCCGCGGTGGCGATGCCGATCTCCTCGGGGGGCACCCCGAACACCTGGCAGATGTCGACCTGCACATGGCGCAGCGTTTCGAGGAACTGGGACTCATCGGCTTTGACCGCGAACTGGTCGACGGTGAGGCCGGCGCCGATCACCGCCGGTTTCCGCGCGCGCCATCGCGAGGTCATCCGGTCGCTGATCTGCTGGGCTTGCGCGGCGGTCAGCTCCTGGTCGGAGCGGACGACCATCGAGGGCACCGCCCCATTGCGGAACCAGTCGGCGCCGAAGTCCTGAGCGCGCCTGTTGAGCTCCACGAGTCCAGTTCGCCGCAGCGGGGCGATCCCGACCTGTGAGCCGGGGACGACGAATGAGGGGATGATGAGGAGGTCGGCCACGGGCACCGGGGAGGCGTTGATCGTGGCGGCGAGACGGCCGGCGGATTCGTCGAAGCGGACCGTCTGAGGATTCAGCCACTCCACCGTCGCGGGATAGCCGGCCGCGTCGCGTCCGACGATGAGCCCGATCGCGTTGCCCCAGAGGTCGCGGCTGACCGACATCTGCCGCAGCCAGATGGACCGGGTGATCTTCGGGTTTGGATTGGCGATGAGCTGGGGCTGTCGGGCGACCCGCAGTGAGGAGCCGTCGGGCCCAGCCCGGTATGCGTCGAGCGGTAGCTGCCCGATGATGTTGGCTCGGAGGTTCACGCACGCGATGACCGCAGAGAGCGCCATTGCGTCGCCTGCCTTCGCCGCAGCGTCATCCCAGTCACCGCCGGTGCCCCACACATCCTGATATGACACCGCACGCCGTTCACGGCGGAACAGGCCCACAGTCAGAGATCCTCGACCATGACGCCGACGACGACGGCGAACACTCCAGCCGCGATGAGGGCGGCGGGGATCGACCACGCAGCGACACCCGCCACGATGAGGGCCAGGCCGAGGAGTTCGAGGATCGTCGACAGCATCGGCACCTCCTCAGTAGGCGAACACGGGCTTGGGTGGATCGTCGGACGCGCCGTAGGCGACGGTGACGGCCATCAGTGTTGTGATGTCGATCGAGCTCGACCGTCGAGACCAGATCCATCCACCGTCGCCGACAGGGCGCACCTCGGCGTTCGCGACGGCGGAGTCGAGCGGCTCTTGGCCGATGTGCCGGATGCGCGCATTGACGATCGCGTCCTGTATGCGTGCGCAGGCGCGGACCACGCCGGCGGTATCGACCTCGGTAACAGGGACACCGGCTGCGACGAGGTCGACGATGAGGCCCGCCGCGGGGCTGCGCTTGTCGACGCGGAGCGGGAGACGGTGTGCTGCGTGGAGTGCGGCGGCGACCTCGACGACCCACCCTGTGCCGGGCTGACGCGCCACCACTTCGAGGTGTGTGTGACCGTCAGGGCGGCGGCCGGCTACGGCGATGGAGGCCCATGCGCGCTCTGGTGACACGTCGAGGGCAATTGCCCCTGGGTCTACCGGCGTGCCCGATGGGTCAGTGTCGAGACACGCACGCCACGCGCTCGTCGGGATCACCCTCGACCCTTCGTCGACGTCGGCGATGATCCCCATGCGTTCGACGGCGAATGCCTGGGGGGACAGGATGCGCAGCTCGTTCTGCTCGATCCACGATTCGCCAATCCGGATCCCAAGACCCGGGTTCGACTCGTACCAGGCGTCACGGTCCGCTGGGTCGGTACCGGCCTCGTTCGACCATTCCGCGTAGAACGCGTCATCCATCCCGACCACACACGCTGAGCGGATGCGATGCAGGACGACGGACTCCGCGACGGGCGCCGACGACGCGTAGATCATCAAGGGCTGATCGTCGCCGAGTGACTGCGCCGACATTGACGGGACGATGGCCTGAAGCTGGTCGTCTGTGAGGTACAGCGCCTCGTCGAGGACTACCAACTTTGGTGACTTGCCGCGGCCGATCTTCTTCGATCGCGTGACGAACCGGATCTCGGCTCGGGTGTCGGTGCGGACGATCCGCTCCTTGCCGTTCGCGACGGTGAACCTCGTGATCGCGTCAAGGTCCGGGTTCGCTTCGATCACGGACCGCAGCCGTGCCATGTGGTCGGCGGAGGCGTCTTGACGGTGGGCGGTGTGGACGATCGCATCCCAGCCCAACACGTAGAACGCGTACAGCTCCACGATTTCCAGCACCACGTTCTTGCCGTTTTGGCGTGGCACCAGCAACAGGGTGAGGGTGGCGCACAACCTGGCGTTCAGGTCCTCCGACAATATGCCGTCGACGCACCAGCTCTGCCAGTCGTCAAGCTCGTAGCCGAGCGATTCGGCGAACTCGCAAGCGTCGGGACCTGACGACCCGGTCCGACGTTTCGGCAGCGACGACAGCCTCGGGCGTTGATTGCCGATCCTCCGCCGCGTGGCGGTGGTCACCCTGTGCGGCGCTTGGCGTCCCGACGCGCCCGCAGCTCATCACGTTTCGACATCGCTTCGGCGGGAGCCAGCAGCGCGAGCTCCGCGAGCGTCTGGCGGTACTGCCCCGATATCTGGGCGACAACGGACGCCTCCGCCTCGTCGAGCTTCGCGGCGAGGGTGTCGCGCAGCGTCTCCAACGCCTGACGACGATCGCCGGACCGGGCCGCCGTGATGTTCGCCGCCACTTCAGAACCACCTCCTCGACGTCTTCAACTCCGCGGCCTGCTTCAGCCGGCGCTGTGCCTTGCCTCGGTTGCACGTCGAGTGCTCCGCACGCAACGGCGAGGTCGGGTCACCGTCGCGGACATGGCCCGCGTCCCACGTCACAGGCTGAGACCAACGCTCCTGCTCCTCGGCCAACGTCCGCCCACACTCCCAGCACACCGTCGCGGGATCGGCGTACGCCGCCGCACGCACCCGACGGGACCGGGCGGCGTAGGAGCCGCTGTAGAGCGCCTTGGCCATCGGATACCCCCGGAGGGTGTGGAGGGAGAAAGTCGAC